TTGGTGTCTATGAATTGTATTATCGATGTATCTTGTTGTGCCGATAAAAGCGTATTAGCAAATTCCGATAATGCAACGCCCAAAACAATCTTTTGAGAAAGTAGTTCTAGTCCGAAAGTTAAAGTTTGATTATCAAATGTTTTATTTGTACTATCAAACGTAGTATTGGCCATGATTTAATTTATATCAAAAATTAAAGAGCAAAAATTTTACTTGATCCGCTAGAGAAGACTACTGTGATATCACCACCATTAGGCAGAATTGGCAAACCAGTTGCGCTATCAATGTATGCAATTAACCTAGAAGTAGATTGTACTCCCGTATCTTGAAATATTAATAATGCTTCACAATTTGCACCAGTAACGGATGTGAATGTTGCATCATCGGCATCAAAAACTCCATTGGTAACGGTTTTACTTGATAGTGATGTACTTGATATTATAGCACTATTTGACACCTCATTTCGATATTGATGTGATGCGCTATAAGTATAGACACCAGTGTCAACAAGTGCTATAGTAACGGTATTTGCTACCATGTTTATCGAACCATTTAAAAATGCTTCTTTTGCTTTAGAATAAAGTGCGTTTGCCATGTGTTTCCCCTATTAAATTTATTATTTACCTATTTATAAAACAACCGGAGTGCCGATTTTTATAAATGCTTTTGTTGGTGTGATAGCATATCCAACTTTTAATGAAAATGTTGCGCCGTCTACAGTTGATGTGGTTACTATGCTACCATTTCCGCCCAAATATAATGATTGATCTGGTGTCCAAGTCCATGATGGATTTGTTACCGATCCAAAAGTTATTGTTTGACCAGAATTGTTTAGTATCCCAAGAATTTTATCAACTTGTGTGAGTTGTAAAGATGAAGCAAGAACAGTTTCTCCATTTGCATTTAATGCAACCATCTTATACGCAACTGCATTATCATTCGTAAATGTAAGATTTAATGCTTCTGATGCACCTCCACCACCTGTATTGGCTTGATTGTATGCGGCTTGTGCTAGAGTAGTTGCCGTGTTAGCTTGTGCAAAAGCAGAATTCGCTTGAGTAAAAGCCGTGTTTGCTCTTGTTCTTGCAAATGTATCTATTGTACCACCACCGCCACCAGATTGTGCTACAAATTCAAATTTCTGTGTAGATTCATTAAATGCTAAAACATATCCATCAGTAAGATTAGTTATGTCAACGTCATCAAGTCTACGTAAATTGACTTCACCGCTTCCTCCACCACCGCCACCACGATCCGATAGAATCGTATTTACTTTTGCTTTGTATTGAGTTACATCTTTCTGTAAAACTTCTTTAAACTGATTGACAGATTGTTCAATAGCTTTTAAGTCTGCGTCTTTACCATCCTTACCTGGAATACCTTGAATACCTTGCGGTCCAATTTCACCTGTTGGTCCTGTTGGTCCTTGTGTTCCATCTCGGCCGTCTTGGCCTCGCTCACCTCTGTCGCCTTTGGCACCTCGCTCACCTTGAATACCTTGGGCACCAATCGGTCCAACGGAACCAATTCTGCCTGCTTCTCCATCTTTTCCGTCCAAACCATTTTGTCCATCTGCGCCCCTATCGCCTTTCAGTCCTTCCGGACCACGTTCACCAGCAACGCCTTGTATTCCTTGTTCGCCTTGAGGACCAACTTCGCCCTGTTCGCCTTTATCGCCTTTGTCTCCTTTAAGCCCACGTGGACCTTCAAGCCCCATATTACCTTGTGGACCGCTTTGGCCTTTGTCGCCTTGTGGTCCTGTTTCACCAGCTAAGCCTTGTGGTCCACGTTCGCCTTGTGCGCCAGTAGCACCAATAGGACCTCGCAAGCCTTGTGTGCCTGCGGGTCCTTGTATATACTCAACGATTGGCTGTTTTGTTTTTTCTTCTAAAAAAGATACTAATTCTGTTTTTAGTTTCTGTACTTCTTTTTTAGTATATGCAACAGAGGTTGCAATTGCAACAGCATCGTTTAGGGTTGTATTAATTTCCTTCTTTGTCAACTTTAGCCTCTTCAACTAATGTGCCAAAAAATGCTGTCATCGATTTTGCTAATTCTCTTTGATCTGCATCATCGATTATTCTAGTCTCGGTTTCTTCTTTCTTCACACTCACAACAAGTTGTTGTGGTGGAGGTGAAGGTGGTGGAATAGGCTCTTCTACTGGATCGTCTTCGGCCTCTGCGGCTTCTTCTTCCATTTGTTCATCAATCTCTTTAATGTCATCTTCGGATTGCTGAAGAATATTCTTGCGAACATATCCAATAGAAAAATACTTGCCAACGTAATTGTCAATGTCAGAAAGAATACCTAAACGTTCTTTCATAATCTCAACGTTCTTTAATTCTGTGAAGTGTGCATCAGATTGGAAATCATAACTGATTTCTTCTTTCATTTGTTCCCACTCTTTACGTGTGCAAACACCTTTAAGAAGAAGCTGTGTTTCAAGCATTTTGTCAAACAAGTGTGAAAATCTCAAACGTAGTCTAGCAATAAATTTACCAAACTTTAATTCATCTCTAGTAATTTCAGAGGCACGTCCTAAAGAGAATCCACTATCAGACTCTAAACGTGAAACTGGAACGTTCAAGGACTTAAACATTTTCTTTTGGAAATACAATACGTCTTCAATCTCACCAAGATTCTGCCCACCTTGTAGTGTAGTAATCTCTGTACCTTTACCACCTTCTCTACGTGGCAACCAAAAGTCTTCAAGCATTGTTTGATATCGTCTATCGTCACGAATCTCACCAGTGTTTGCATCATACACTAGTTTGTTTTTATACTTCTGCATGATTTCACGCAAGTACTGTTCAGCCTTCATCTTAGGCAAGTTACCTACGTCAATGTAAAAGATTCTACGTTCTGGTGCCCTTGCAATACGATAGATGACTGTTGCATCTTCCAGCATACGTAATTGATTGAGTGGCTTGATTGCTTTGTGTAGGTGTGAGATGATAACTTTACCATCTTTGTCTGTTAGTCCAGAGTGTGTATACGAGATTGCGTCTGGTGCAATCTTAATTCCTTGATTACCATCATTTGCAAAGCCTTTATCAGAGTAGATAAAGTATTCATTATAACTTGTTGTTGGATTTACAGTTCCTGTTGCAAGATTCTTTTGTGCTTTTTTAGCTTCACGAACTTTGCGAATTTTACGTGGGTCGATGTAGCGAATTTCTTTTAATCCTTGTCTAGGATTCTTATCGTCAATCATCATGTGATAGTATAGTCTACCATCTACGTACCATCTACGAAAGATATCATATCCTTGATTGTTGAAGTCTAATAGTTTCATCACATAATAGAACTCATCACGAATTTTATTTTTAATGGATTCTGGCTGTTCTAGTTTATCTAAAATAACTTGAACTGGATAGTCGCTGTCATCAAAGACTAATGCTTCATTCACAATGTCTTCAATAGCCGTGTCACATTCTGGCTGTAATGCCATCTCACGATATTTTTTAATTAAGTCGGAATCTGATCTTATTTGTCCTTCAAGATCCATATAGGTGCCGTAAATACCGCCACCCGAAATCGGAACCGAGCCATCTTCATCGACGGAAGGAACAAAAGATTTTAATTGTTCAGATTCGGCTTCTTCTTTGCCGATCTTATATCCAAAAAGTTTGAATGCCATATATGATTCTCTCTAAAAAAAATGGGGGCGTAATAGCCCCCATTGTTGACAACTATTACGCAATTATTTATACTGCGTAAAAATCAGCATCACGTTATGTAGTCATATCTGCGGTAGGCGCAAATGTTTCGTCCTTATTGCCTGCTTGTAAGTAATGATATTGGAAATTAACTGTAAATTCTGACAATGTATCTGTACTATCAAACGACAAATCTAATGCACCAACGTCTGTTGGATATGCATCTGTCAATTGATATTGTCTAGATATTGATCCATCAGCTTTTAAGTGTTTAATTTTAACTGTCTGATAATAGTCTGTTGCAAGAGATTTAGATGTAGACTCATAATCTGATGTAGATACATAATTTACCCAAGCATTAAATGCATTACGTAAAGTGTGATTTTCATCATTCATTATTGTTACTGACCAATCTGCAAATGTTCTATCTCCAGCAATCTTAATTCTTCGTCCTGCTCTAAAAGGAACTTCAATGACCCCAATAGTAAAACCTGGCACGGCGGCCGCTTTGCATAAAAGTGTCATGCCATTGCTCAATGCTGTTGAAGTTGACGATATGGCCGTGACAACAGTAGGGGGAAATGTTAATTCTATTTGAAATAGATTGGCTCTGGCGCCTTTGGCGAGTTGTGTTTTTAATGTTGATATTGTTGCGAATGACATTTTGGCTCCTTATATTTATACGTTATTGCCTGCGGCTTCGTTAGTTGGAGTGCCAATCTCAAAATAGTCGTATGTCCAAGTTACTGTGTAATCTTCTACAGCATCTGTGGTGTCATATGATAGATCGATTGATGAAATGTCGCTTGGCCAGCAATTGATTAGTTTATATTCACCGGCATTAACTGAACTTCCATCTTCTCTTAATTGAAAAACTTCAACTGTGCCATATAAACCTTTTGTTGTCGTAGTGCCAACGGATAGTGATCCAGCGTTTCTGTTACCAATAACGCCCGCACCAAAGTTGACTTTGACAATATCATTCTGCCACTTCTCTAATACTGAACGAGATTTGAAGTTCTCATCGTTAAGGATTGTTGTGCTGTATTCAGAAAATGTTCTATCTCCACCCATTTTTAAGCGGCGTCCAGCATTCATAGGAATTTCAATTGTTCCTAATGTTGATGATGGCAATGATGCCGCTCTGCACAAATACTCAACTGCGGTTAAATCATATCCCGCTGGCGCACTAATTTTAATTTTAAATAGATTAGGTCTTGACCCTGCGCCAAGAACTGATCTAAAATCTGATATTTTAAATGACATAACTTTCTCCTTTATTTTCTGTAATTATTTATCCTACAATTTCATTGAATGTAGCGGTACCTCTTACAGAAACAAAGTTAAGTTGAATGAAGTTAACAGAACGAACTGGTTGTACGAAAATGTCACATACGAATTCATTTGCATTTACAACGTCTTCTGGATTATTTGTTCCATCACAAATAACTCTGAATGCTGTAATGCCTCTGCGTGATTGAACACTTCTTAAGTAAGGAGTAATCAAATTCACAAAGTTTGAACGTGTTGTGTCATCGTTTTGGTCAAACAATAAATTGTCTGCGGCTTGTCCGATTGTCTTTTGCAATTCAATAAACAATCTACGAACATTAAGTCTGTTTGTAGATGTATTTCTTAATGTAAATGTCTTGTCACCAAACAAAACTGTACCTTGACCAATTTGTGTGATAACTGGATTGACTGAAGTTTTGTACAAGGTGTCTCTGTCAGCTTGATTTGGATTGTATGCTAAACGAACTA